ATTCAAATTTGCACGCAATGCGTCTGTGGCAATCTGGGCATCGGGTGATTCCAGACTTTCTGGCACCAGATTCAGCCATAATGATTCAGGTGGGGTCAGCAATGTGTACAGTGATGCTGCCAGATTATCTGCGGCGTCAGCGGCGGTGGCATCAAACAGGGTTGCAGATTCATCGTCGGCCGTTGGCATTGTATAGCGGCGGGCCGATTCCCATCTGGAAATCCACGGGGCACGAATGTCCAATGCGTGGCGATACATCTGGGGCAAGTTTTGTTGCATATTAAATACTCCTTTGGTTATTTTTTAGATTTGAAAATTTGTATTTGCAGAATATGTGCGGGCGGTTGAACCCAATGGGTGGACGGTTATCGGCGGACATGAAATCGCACCGGCAACCGCATCCAGGCCATCGTCGTGCCCCACCCCACCCATTGGCGACCAACCCAACATTTCTGAAAATAGCGGTGTGGATGCCAGGTGGGCATGGGCATACAGGTGGCCAGATGACAACAAAGGTTCAATCGCATCCAAAATGCGGTCTGATTTGTTGCGGGTGTTAATAATCTTGTGAACATAGATGTTCGCACCACGATTGCTGGCGACATCACGCATAATTTCAGGTAATGCGTTTCCAATGCCGTTCGTTTCGATTGATATACGGCGAATGTTGTGTTGCTGCATAAAATCCAGAACCATTTCACACTGGTGCATTAATGGGTGCGTATCGTTATCGTCAACGTTCATGTACAATATGTCATGAATGAACACATTGCGATTGTGGTCATCACGGTATATCAAAACACACACACTGTCGTCAGATTTGCGGCGACCGCTGGATGGGTCCCAATACATGGAAACGCCTGTTATTAATTGCCCATCCAGCCGGGCAGAATGCAAATCAAACACCGATTCGTAAATTTTTAGCCCACCTGGGTCCAAACGAATTCGATCAGGCGGCACAAATTCCAACAGCATTTGTGCAGAAAAGTGCCGCCCACCGACCGATTGACGCATTGTTTCAATGCGACCTGGGGAAAAGACTTCGGGCCAGACAGAATTCCCATCGGGGTCCAACACCGGAATCTTTAATGCCCGAAATCCGCCTAAAAAAGGCGTTGAAAAACGAAAATTTTTATATACTATATTTGACATGGACTTTACTCCCAAAACTTTGCCAACAAATCTTGAAGCAGAACAGGCGATTCTGGCGGCGGTGTTGATGAACAATCGTGCGTTGGAACGGGTGTCTGAATTTCTGCGGGCGGAACATTTTTCGCATCCTGCACACCAGGAAATTTACAAGTTGGCCGAACGTCAATTCGCAGCCGGTATTCCATTTGATATTATTACCGCCAAGACGTACCTGGAACAGCAGGGAACATTGGAATCTGTGGGTGGGGTCGATTATTTGACACAACTGTCCAGTGCCGGTGCAACTGTTGTGAACGTTGAACAGTGGGCACGGTGTGTGTACGAAAACGCACAAAGACGTGATTTGATTAACCTGGCCCAGGATATTATGGATGGGGCATTTGTCGAAGATCTGGAAAATCCTGTGACCCGACAAATCGAGATGGCGGAACAAAAACTGTTCGATATGGCGTCCAAGGGTACGTCCGAACGTGATACAGTTTCTATTGCAACCGCATTGCAGGCCGCATTGTCAGAAGCAGAAACAGCATATAAAGCAGATGGGCAATTATCTGGGTTGACAACGGGGTTGACGGCACTGGACCAGTCAATCAGTGGACTGCACCATTCCGATTTGATTATTATTGCGGGACGTCCGGCGATGGGTAAAACCACACTGGCGATGAATATGGCGTTTAATGCCGCAAATGCAATTTATCATGGGCGGGCCAATAAAAATTACAAGGGTGCAGTTATTTTCTTTAGTTTGGAAATGTCACATTCACAGTTGGCAACACGTGTGCTGTCGTCCCAGGCCAAGATTTCAGCATCGTCTATTCGTGAAGGTAAAATTACAGACGAAGATATGCTGAAACTGACACAGTATGCAGAAATTATCAGTAAATTACCATTGTGCATCGACGACTATCCAGGGATGAGTGTTCCAATGATGCGAACACGTGCACGTAAAATTGCACGTAAATATGGTGGGGTCGCGTTGATTGTTATTGACTATCTGCAATTGATGACATCACCAGGTGGCAAACACAATGACAATCGTGTTCAGGAAATTTCTGAAATTACCCGTGGACTGAAAATGCTGGCCAAGGAATTGGATGTGCCGGTTATCGCACTGTCCCAGTTGTCACGTAGTGTTGAACAGCGTGATGATAAACGACCACAGTTGGCAGACTTGCGTGAATCTGGTTCTATTGAACAGGACGCTGACATTGTTATGTTCACGTACCGTGAAGAATACTATTTGCAGAATCGTAATCCGTCTGAACGTATTTCAAATACAACCAACAATGCAATGGTTGAATCGTGGCAAAAACGTTATGAACAATCCCGTGGCAAGGCTGATATTATCATTGGCAAAAACCGTCATGGACGTCCAGAAACAGTACGCACAGCGTTTTTGGGCGATTACAGTTTGTTCGATAATTTGCCAGATGATATGGAAGTGCGTGGGGGCAATCCATTCGATGATGCCGCACCACCACCGGTGCCTGCGACCAGTTTGGGTGATGACGAAGTGGCACCAACGCCAATCGATATTGATGAAATCCCAGATGATTTGCCATTGTAATTATTTTACTTGCCAAAGTCTTGAAAATTGACTAATATTTTGTCAAGATTGCTTTAAGGAGTTATGCAATGGCCCAAGAAGAAATTATTTTTCCTAATAATATAAGAAATATTCGTTTAGCAAACGGTATGAAGATGACCGAACTGGCCCGCAGGGCTGGACTGTCGCTGTCGGCGGTGTCTAAAATCGAAAAAGGTGTTCGCCGTTTGAACCAAAAACAATTGTTGAATATTTGTAATATTTTGGGTTGCAAATTGTCTGATATTTTCATCAAAGAATCCGATGATGTCGCAGGACAATGGCAAAGCGAAATCAAACGCCGTTTGAACGATAACGAAAACAGCGGTTTGAAAATCTTCGGCAGTGGGCTGCGTAAAATCCGCCAGCAGACTGGTAAAACAATCGCCCAGGCAGCCAAAGATGCCGGAATGACATTGTCGGTTTATCATAAAATCGAAGTCGGTCAACGTGAAGTCTATGAAAACGAAATCGAACCATTGGCGAAATCTTTTGCGATGGGCGTTGAAACCATGTTCGATAAAATCGCTAATTTATATAAATCAGGCGAACTGAACAAGCAAATCAGCAAAGTTAAAGAACGTGTTAAATCTGTTCTGGAACCGGGCAACCCATTGTCCAGTATGGATATGAGTGGTGGTCTGTATGGTGCAAAACTGTACGACAGTGCACGTAAAAAATTGGTGCCTGTGTTCGGTATGCCATCAGGCAAATCTATTGCGTTCAAGAAATCTGATAAAACAATGATTGTCGCACCAATGCCACTGGAAGGTCGCAAGGGGATTTATGCCGTGATGCCAAACACAAAACGTTTGGGCGGTTATATCCCAGAAAAATCATATCTGTTCGCAGATGCGTTCGCAAAGCCATCGGTGGGTGATTTGGCGGTCTGTATTGATGCAGACTTTGATGAAATTGATGCAGATACAAGTGTAAATGCACAAATCGTCAGTGTTCGCCAGGATTCCAAAGGCAAAGTATATGGCCAGATTTCAGGTCCAGAAGAAAAGATTACCGGTAAAACAATGCATAAAATTATTATGATTGTTATGGAATAAAATTATACCGCTTACACCCAGGAGAGGAGAGAGAAAACATGAAAGCAAAAGCCAGCGTAGTCGCACAGAAATTGCTGAACCTGTATCGCCAGGAACATGTTATTATTGGTGGCTGGGGTGCAATTAATCCAATATTCATAGACGAAGCCGATGACGAAGTTATCCAAGAACTGGCCGAGTTGCCAACGGGTAAAACCTTAATCCGACATATCAATAATCTGCGTTCCGGTAAAACACCAATGGATTCCATTGAACGAGAACTGATGCCGTATGGTGGGGCAATGGATGGTGACGTTGCCAGCGTGACATTAAGCCGTGATGAATTATCTGGGTTGGCAGATGCACTGAACACATTTACACCAGATGAACGTGGATTGGCCATGATTGAAAAATTGGGGCTGGTCAAAAAATTTGGTGCAGAATGGTTGGTGGCTGTGCGGGCGGCGTTGTCTGATTATCCAGAATTGGCACAAAAGTGGTCTGGGGTGGCAAAAACATATCGGGCATATCAACTGTGGAATAGTGCCACGGAAATTGTTTCGCAACCAATCGACGACAGAAAACGTGCAGAAATTCAGGCCGACATGCCAGAATTCGAAACATATTTGCCAATGTTTGGTGATGCAGGTAATGAACTGTTAAATCGTCTGCGGTTGTCAATCAGTTCGGCCAAGGTCGAAGAATAATCACGTATTTTCATCTGTACGATATATCGTGTCCACGGCATGCGGGGTGCCGATGTATATCATTGCACCATTCGGGGCCAGAATAAATTCCAATTCACGCAAACGTTCACGCAGATTTTCCCGCTTTTGCGGGGTATTGCATGTATTGGGAACTTCGACATCGTCACACAGGATAAGGTCTGCACGCATGCCGGTGATGTTGCCGTGGATACCCTGGCAAATGACAGACGGTTCACGAACACCGATGGGGCGATTGACCGTCAGGTGCCCAGATGCCCAATCTTTCTTGCCAGTGGGAATTAATTCACGGCACCATGGATGATTTTCGATTATATGCCGTATGTGCGTGACCATTCGTGTGGCCAGGCCAGTTTCCGCAGACAATATCAAAATACGCGTCTGGGGGCGAATATTTAACACACAGGCAGCAAAAATACCAACGACCGTGGATTTGCCCGAGTGCCGAAATGCCATCAGCAGACCACGATGCGGTTCGTGTTCCAGTATATCTACCAAAAAACGCATTATTTGATAATGGTGGTTCGGGGTTTTTAATCCCAGTGTACGATTCCATGTGTCCAGAAAATTATAAAAGACCGTAATCATCTGTGTTTTCGTTTGGCACAGATTCTGTGATGTATCCATAATCATTTATCAACTGTGGCAATGCACCATCTAAAACCGACAGCAGGTTTTTATATAATCCCAACACGCCACCGCCGGACAGTTTATCTTCGACAACACGATTGGTGTACTGCAAAAATTCAACAATATTGTTGTGTGTGTTTCGCCATTCTGTCAGGTCTAATTCAGTGCTGTAAACATCCTGGAATGCAGCCAGCAGAAAATTAAAATCTGCGTTCAAATGTTCTGGATCTATTTTGGCTGCGGGCTGATAATCTATGACGCGTGACAAGGAAATCTGGCGAAAAATGTCCAGTTGGGTATTGGCCGGCAATGGATGGGCAAATACAACACGGCCACCAGAAAAATCGTTGTTTTCAACAACAGAATATTGTTCTGGGGGTTGGATAGATGAATCCAATGCGACACGGATGTCGGCAGCCTGGAAAAACGGGAATGCGAATTCGAATTCGCATGTCGTGCCGTCTGCAATATATGATATTTTGTGCATTATTTCCCCCGTATCAGCCGACCAAGTTATCAAAGCGACTTAACAGTGACTTTAATAAATTTGGGCGTTTGGTTTTTGTGTTCTTTAATTTAATTAGATTGGCATACCGCTTTTCTTCGTATGGGGCGGCGGTTTCCGCTTTTAGTCGGGCCAATACGGCACCCTGGGTCAGGCCACGATTTGACATGCCCCCTGCCCCGTATTTGGCACGCTGGGTCGCCAATGCTTTTTTAACCAGGTTTGTTTTTGTGGCTTCGTCCTGGGCCATTTGACGCAAGATTTCACGTCGCTGTGATTTTGATTCTTGTTTGTTCTGTTTATATTCCAATATTTCCGTAACGTCGGATACAAGTTGTCCCATAAGTTTTCCCCTTTGGTTAAATGATTAAACGGTGTACCAACCGTGTATTGTTAAGGATAAAATTGTGACGGGCTGTGGCAAATTACCGTGCACGGTCCAAATTTGACCAATGCCATCACGGACTGTGCCCAATGTGTTCACAGATATGTCGCCACTGAACCCAGCAGATTCAGGTGCCAGACATTCGTTGGGTAATGCAATTCGGGTGCCGTTTATAAATACTGATTTTGTGTTTAATGTGCGGGCGGTTATTTTGCGAATACGAATGCGGCCTGCATTATGCCCAGACGCACGAAACGGTATGCCAGATGCACGGTATGCAAAATCGTATGTGTCGCCGTCACGCAATGCGGATGATGAAAAGTATTCCAGTTTATATTCACCATCACGGTATACAACGGTGTATGTTTTGCCAGATAATGTCGCAACAGATATAAAATTGCCAACTGTTTTATATGTGCCCCATGCGGATATGCC